ACCAGATTACCGGAACTGTTCATAGCTTCATCTACTCTGTCACTCAGTTCATTGACTGTACTGTCCATATCCGTAAGTGCCGCCAAAGCATCATCCAATTCTCCAATGATATTTCTTGCTGTAAATACACAACTACCATCCAAAATACTATCTCCAACATTCTGAATAGTTGCGTATGTGGTAGGCTCCGCAAGTGCTGTTGTTCCTGTCTGCGTACAGACAAGGGTTACCCATCCCGGTGCCGCCGCCACGGTTGCCGTATCTCCCAAAGCATACTGTGTATCACGCATGAGGGAATTACCGCCACCGCCGCCAGAACCGCCTGCTCCCGGAAGTATCTTAGTAAAGGTCTGTGTCAGATTACTAATCTCAGAGCTGGACACTTCGAAAGCCGCTAACTGAATATCAAAGGACGAATTGTTATAGTTCACATCTGCGTCCATGTCTAATGCCGGAAGTTCCTTTGCAGTCTGTGCAAGCAACATAATCGGCTCATCTGCATTGGACAAATCCATATGAATATAGATTCTTCCGTTTAGTGTCTGTCCTGCAGTGGCAAGCTGAACGGGTACTTCCGACTCGTATACTTCAAAGAACCTGCCTTTAATCATGCCAAATCCCTGTGACACGCGAAGGACATTTCCTCTGGCATGAGAAACCTCACACCCTTTAAACACTCCATTGGTAGCAATGGCTACGTCATGAATGATTGCATCATCCTGTGGTGTCACATTACCGCCCTTATAGGTTTTCAAAACAATATTATTAGCCATCAGCTGTTCCTCCTTAAAATCTTAGTTAGTTCCAAACGAACCGTTCCAAATATCAGCTTGGTATTCTTACCAATCTCCCTTCCGGTCAAAATGCTCTGATAGGAATTCCCATCGGAAATCACATTCACTATTTGACCGAATGGCATCTCATCCGGTTTCACCAGCTCGTCTCCATTCATCATGGTAAGTTCAATCAGATTAGAAAAAGCAGCTCGTGAAAAAGTGTTGGATGCCTCGTTCTGCGCCAAGGATTCAAAACTACTCTCTTCACTGCTGCTTACTGCTTTCATATCACACACCACTGGGGTTATTCTATCTTCATTTTTTGTGTCATACCCCAAATCCGAATGCAGGTAATATACCTTTTTTGTGGCATAGTCATCTGTGGCATCGTATATGATCAGTTTATTTACATCTGCGCTGACCTGCTTAAATACCACATTTTTCTTTAGAATATTTGGCAGGTCACTTTCTATGGTGACTGCACCACCGCCCACCTTACCGACACTTATCAGAAGCTGTTTATTCTGGATATCCAGTTTTGCGGTAAGCAGAATGTTGTATTTCTGAAGAGCCGGAACAATCACAGAATCCATTAGATTAACGATGTTATAATGTCCACCCTTATCTGAGGGTGTGATATGCAAATCCCACCCGGTTGTCTCGGTCTGCGCTGTTACGCTAAGACCTACGATGTTCTGTTCCGTGTCTTCGTTTTCGATATACAAACCTTTGATGGAATCAGCAATAAACTGCTCAAAACTTCCTGTTCCCTGTGCGTTTACATCAAAGAGCATATCCGTATTGAACAACTCCATCAGTGGCTTATAAGAAATGGTCTGCATATTCTTGGACTTATCCGTTCCATAGGCAATCTCCGTAACCACTCCGGCATACTCTTCTTTTCCCCTGCTGATTCGGATATAATCCTGTTTTGCCACACCGGGGATTGCAAATACTGTGATGGAGTTCTCATCGGAAGATAGGTAATCTTCCTTATAGGACAATTCATTGATGTTGGTGTGTCCAACCATCATAAAGTCAGGTGTGAAAATCTCTACATTATACGGTTTCATAACTTATCCGTCCCTCCACTATCACGTTCAGCGTATTGATTCCTTCATGGGATACGGTGATTCGGTTTGAACCATGCTGCAGATGGAAGAATCGCTCCGTAGTAAAATCACACAGCTGATATCTATCTGCCACAATATCATCACCTGCTCCCCTCTCCGTAATGCTGTATGGCATCTTGGTTGTATCGATGACTAACTTATGGTCACTGGAAATTGTCCCCACATAAGCCCCCGTTTCATAAAGCACGTTATTGACATAGTGTTTCCATACCGGGTTAATGCACGGTCCTTGGATGGTAATCTTACACGGACTATCCTCGTAACTGTCACTTTCAATTTCCACCGAATTGTAAGAGATGTCTGAATAGGCATAATCGTAAGTGTAGGGGTAAATCTTACCTCCAATTGAAAGCGTATTACTGTATTTGTTTATGCTCTTGTAAAACAGTCCTTGTGCTATGAATGAAATGTCCGAAATCAGTGCAGCTCCACCATGCGAAAGTTCCTCTTTTCCTAAAGATGCAACTCGCACCGGAACACGGAATACTTCATCTGGCTGATACACAAGAGTTAAGGGAGTCGACCGAATAAACCGGGCAAACTCCCTGTAAGTCTCGTATGGCTTTTCCCCTGCAAATAGTATCTTTCCTTCAATCTTTCCCTGTGAGAGAATCTCCTCCAAAGGATAAAAGTCTCGTCCTATCTGTTCATATTGGGTGGCATCATCAAAGCCGAACCCTTTTATATCATGAAAGAAGGAGTCCTTCCTGTTAAGGTCGAAACTCCCTCCCTGTCCGTTTATCAATCTGAATTTTCTCATTACACATACGCCTTTCCGAGCTGCCTATTGATTCCATCTGACAACTCTCCTACAAGGACACCGGAATCCAGAACAATCTTACTTTCAGCCATACGAGGAAGATATCTTGTGATTGCATCACTCATGGCATCCAGTTTTGTGTTTCCTTCTGCTGAACCCCCAACATCCGTGATTGACTGCATGCCATTTGTCATTGGTGTCAGCGCATTTCCAAGTGCTGTCATTGGTGCTTTTAGGTTATGCAGATTGTCAGTGATACCTTTTCCCAAGAGGTCAATCATATCCGGCATATAGGTGTGGAAATCAGACAATGGTCCTTTTTCCGGTTCTGAGAAATGCAGATAGTCCCAAATGGTCGATGCCACATTTTTCACGGAATTTACCAGACTGCTAATCTTGGAAGTAATACCGGATATCAGGTTTCCAATGATGTCCTTACCCCAACTAAAGGCATTGGATACAATGTTGGAAAATACATTCCTTACAGCATCAAAAACTCCCGACAAGGCATTTCTGATATTGCCCACTGCATTGCTCACACCAGATACAATGCTATTAAAGGCATTCGAGAATCCACTCTGCAACTGCGATAATCCATTCTGTGCATTGGAAATCATGTTAGAGAAAAATCCACGCACGTTTTCCAAAAGACCGGACAGGACATTACCCATCAAGTTACGCACAAAATTCAGCCCCGCATCAAAGGTACTTTTTACATTATCCCAAAGGTTAGATGCAAGGTTCTTTACTCCCTCACTGAAGTTGGATACCACATCTTTTATACCGGAAGTGATGTTGCTTACGGTATCCTTGATGTCGTTCCACAGATTGGATGTGTTCTCCTTTATAGAACTCCAAGCATTCGATACTGTTTCCTTTACGGATGCAGATGCTTTGGATACTCCATCTTTGATGGAACTCCATGCAGAACTGATGTTGTCCTTCATGTTATTCCATGCTTCGGAAGTATTGGACTTAATACTGCTCCACGCTTCCGACACGTTGGACTTCAGATTGGAAAGAGCCGTGCTTGTGCCGGATTTGATATTCTCCCAAGCACTGCTGACTCCCTGTTTTACGTTGTTCCATGTCTCTGTGGTGCTTGCCTTAATGTTGCTCCAACTGTCTTTCAAAAATCCCGTCACAGCACTGGCTGCGGAACTGACACCGCTTTTGATACCCTCCCATGCACTGCTGATTCCGTTTTTGATACCTTCCCATGCTTTGGATGTAAAGGACTTAATTCCCTCCCATGCTTTGGAACAGATATCCTTGATGCCATCCCATAAGTTCAACCAAAATTCACGGAAACCCTCACAGTTATCCCATAAGAGTTTAAAAAATCCTGCTACCGGATTTACCAGGAACAGGAATAATGACTGCCAGTTATTCTTTATAAAATCAATAACACCTGAGAAGATAGACTTGATACCTTCCCAAATGGTAACAAAGAAATCTTTAATCCCCTGCCATAAATTAATCCAGAACTCCCGGAATCCCTCGCAGTTATTCCATAAAGTTATAAAAATGGCAATAAGTGCAGCCACTGCTGCAATTACAAGTCCGATTGGATTGGCTGCAAACACAGCGCTTAATGCAGCAAAGGCTGTTTTTACTGCACCAAAAGCAGCTGCCACCTTCGGAACAATCGTAAGAATGGTACCCACCGCGCTGATAACCTTACCGATTACCACAAGCACAGGCCCCGCTACGGCTACAATCCCACCAATCACAAGAATGGCTTTTTGTACTTCTGGACTCAAATTTCCAAAAGAATCCACCACCGATGTGATGTGCTCTACAAGTTGTGTCAAAAAAGGAATCACATGGTCCGCCAGTTTGATGGCAAGTGACTCTAACGCTCCACCTAGTTGCTCCAGTTTGCTTTGAAGATTATCCTGCATTACAGCCGCTGTTTCTCCGGCAATGCCCGTGCAATCATTCATGGACTGAGACAGCGCATCATATTCTTCCTGTGTCATGTTGAGAAGTGACAACAGACCGGACATACCTTCTTTGCCAGCAAGTGCTGTCGCATAGTAGGCCTTCTGGTCATCTGTAAGGCCAGAAAAACTACCACGCATCATATCTACGATTTCATTTAAGGATTTGAAACTACCGTCATTATTAGTAATCACAATCCCAAGGTCTGACATCGCACTTGCAATTGTATCCGTAGGCTTTGTCATGTTGGTAAGTACAGTTCGAAGAGCTGTACCTGCCTGTGAACCTTTAATGCCAGACATTGACATTGCTGACAATGCTGTTGTTACATCTTCTATAGACAACCCCATTGACTGTGCAAGCGGGGCCACATATTTATAAGACTCTCCCAAATCTGTGATACCGATTGTACCAGAGTTGGCCGCCTGTGTTAAAAGGTCTGCTACCCTCGCAGAGTCCGCAGCTTCTAAACCAAATCCGGTAATGGCATCGGCTACGATAGTTGCTACTGAACCTAAGTTCTCTCCGGATGCAGCTGTGGCATCAAGCACACCTGCCATACCTTCAATAATCTGTGTGGTAGACCATCCAGCCTTGGCCATCTCCGTCATAGCTTCTGCTACTTCTCCGGACGAAAAGGCTGTGGTTGCTCCAAGGTCAATAGCTGTATTTCTTAAAGCCTCAAACTCCTCTCCTGTTGCACCTGTGATAGCCTGCACTCCGGACATGGCTTTTTCAAAATCGGTCGCAACTTTAAGTCCAGCTACACCAATACCCGTAACCGTAGCAGAAATCGGCATCAGTGAGCTGCCTACATTAGATATGGAATTTCCAAGGGACTGTAGGTTACTTCCTGCCAGCCCAATCTTCTGAATAGCAACGGAGGACTGATTGGCTTGATTTTCCAAACTTTTCAGTTTTTCTTCTGTTTCGATTATCTCTCTTTTGAGCGCATCATATTGATTTTGTGTGATATCACCACGTGCAAGTGCATCATTTGCCTGCTGTGCAGCAGTCTTTAATGTTTCCAAACGAGACTTGGTTTCTTGTACAGCCTCACCCAACAACCGATGCTTCTGTGCCAGAAGTTCCGTATTGCCGGGGTCAAGTTTCAATAGCTTATTAACATCGCGCAAATTCCCTTGTGTAGTGGACAAAGACTTATCCACATCTCGTAAGGCGGCCGTCAGCTTCGAAGTATCTCCACCAATCTCTACTGTGATACCCTGTATTCTTTTGGAAGCCATCTATCCCACCTCCATTTCATGGCAATAAAAAAGGAGCCCCGCGGACTCCAAAGAAAAAAGCACCTGCCTAAGCAGATGCTTCCTGTTATTCCTTTAATTCATTTATCATTCTTTGTAATTCTTTTTTATCTCTTTCCCAAATACGGGCTTGTTCCTCCGGAGTATATCGATAATAAAATGAGGGCGGATAAGGCTCCCAGCAGTGAAAGAACTTGTTCTGCCAATGCCAATCCAAACAATGCATTTTTATTTCAAACCATATCTTCCTTAAGATTTTCTTCATTCCCCTCATACTCCTTCGGAATATAAAAATTGTTCTCTGATAATTTCTTTACCGCTTTCACTACGAAGTTCTTCCAGACGCTTCTTCTTTTCATTCACGTCCATAATTCCCATGTTGATTTTCTCATCTGGTAACTCATTGAAAAGACGGTGTATACCATGTACAACTTCCTCGTCTTGAATAAAATCATTATCCAAATATACAATGTTGGACTCTTCTGAAAATGAAAAAATCACAGAGTTTAAACAAGTATCTATGGACAATTTGCAATCATCAATGGAAAATTTCATTCCGTATTTTTCGGCGGCAGCTGCAAACACATCAAGTATGATTTCTTCCTTAAATGGCTTCCGTTCTTCAAACCACTTTACATCGTATCCGTATTCGGCCAGCTCCGCTTCATTAAAAGCAGCCTTCACTCTCCTGTTTTCGTCCAATACCAACTGCATATCCGCCACCATAGAATGTTATTTTATATAATTTTATCACGTTCTTTTCGGTTTTGCATCAATATTATAAGTAATATGATAACATTTTAGATTTCCTAAAACCTACAAGAACCAACGAAAAACCAACAACAAAAAACAACTGTTTTTTCTATTCAATCTGCTTTATGATGTAAGCAACAAATATAGAAAAGAGGTATTCCTATGTTTTCATGGAAAAAACAACCCCGTGGCAATTATATTGCAGAAATTGGTGACCTTCGTGTGGTAGTTAAAGAATACAATGAATATTGGTGGCTCTCTATGGGAATCCGCTCATATTCCAGTGATATGTCTGTTAGCATGTTCCGGCCTGCTGTTAACATCATACAATTTCCAAAACCATGCACTGAAGAACAAGCACTGGAGCTTGCTAATGACTACATGGAAAAATTCATCGGTCGTATTGTATCCGATGCATCCGGCAACTAAAATTTGTCGAAATCTTCCTGCGTAGCCAAAGTAGCATAAGTACAATCATCGTTCATATGCTCCACAAAAATATCGTTGACCATCCCTACGGTCAGTAAATCCAAATCCCGTAGGGACAGTCCGATTTGTAAACACCGAAGTAAAAATAACGGTGTGGTCATTACCCTTTCAGTTGGTCGAATTTTTTTTTAGCTTCCGCGTCCGTCTGAACATTCAGTCCCCACAAATCAATAAGCTGTGGAAGAATCTGATAAATGGAAAAGGTATTAAATTCATCCAGCCATTCTTCCGGTGTGTTAGGAATTGTAGGGTCTGCATGTTTTGCCATAACATAGGCAATGTTCTCAAACATCTCAAGGCTGACCAAATCAAGATTGGATTTGCCTTCTTCGTTCTCCCCTACATTTTTTTCCAATGCAGCAAGGTCTCTATAGATATCCCGGCCAAATTTCAATCGGTAAATACGAGGAATGGCAGCACTCGCTTTGAATGCTACCTCTTTCTCGTCAATCTTAATATTTCTTGTCATTCCCATATGCTTAACCTACACTTTCCTCTTCTCCCGGTTCTTCAGTATTTTCGGTGTTTTCAGTATTCTCTGTGTTCTCACCTTCCGTTACATCGGTTTCCGGTTCTGTCGTTGTTCCCTGCTCCGGCTCAGTAGTAGTTCCCTGCTCCGGTTCTGTTTCTGTGTCATCCTCTACGGCATCTCCCGGCACATACACTTTCTTGTACCAATCAGCGTAAACACTGTCAGTCGTTTTGTTTCCGGTTTTAGCCTTAACAAGACCATTTGCAAGCGGTCTGGACTTAATCGTCAATGTTTCAGTCTGTACTTCCTTGCCTTCCTCATTGGTCTTACCGGAAATAGAAGGACGGGATGCGCTACAGTTGTACATAACATGACGAATCTTTCTAATATCGCCATCAAACTCAAACAAAAGAGCAAAACTGCCAGTCTGGGAGTTGGAATTCTCCACAAGGACATTGTTTGCATCTGCTGTTTCAAGCAAAACATCTTCTCTGAAGGACTCAGGAATAAGAGCTACCTCAAGGTCACCGTCATAACCTTGGTTATTGTTGATAACATAATATTCCACGCCATCTGCATAGAAACTTTCCGGTTCCCCTTTCGGGTCTAAGCTGATGGATACTGCTCCGGGAATGGCTACAGGAGTCGCAAAAGTAACAGTTCCATCCTCTGCCTTCGCAATGACCGCATAATGCACATTGCAAATGTTATACTTTACTTTGTTCTTTTTATTCATGGTTATACCTCCGTTTCATAAAGAACTTCATATAATTTCTCGCTACTAATCCAAGTTTCCGATTTGGCATAAAAAAAGCCGTACTTGTCAAGTACAGCCTCCACCTTATCTTCCAACTGGATATCTTTTTTGTCCGTGTACACCTCAATGGATAAACGGTCTTTTTTATAATAGGCAATGCCATCTGCCGAGAAGTTTGTTGCCTGTGGGTATAGGTACACTAAAAAAGGAGTATCTACTCTTTCCCCTTCTGCAAAATGATCATATGCAAAAGGGAGACCGATTTCCTTAAGCATTTCTGGAACTTTTGCTTTGGTCATGTCTTCAGTCTCCTTTCAATCTTCTCCACTATCATCTTCTCAGCATTGGATTCTGCCGGAGCAATATGAACCTGCGCCGCAACTCTTCCTCCGCCACGCTTCGCATGGCCCTTCTCCAAAAGATGTGTTAAGCGGTAATGTTTCTCTGAATGAACTACCATGGAAAGAGAGGTCGCTGTTTCCTTTTCCTTACTCACTCGCCAACTCTTCCGATATGCTCCTGTATCCACCGGAGCCTTCTCCATTATTTCATCCTTTACACTTTCACTTACTTCCTGCACTATCTGTTTCACTTCTTCTGCAGTAAAATCACAGTATTCTTCCAGACTTTTTTTGACCACGGTCGGCAAGTCGTCTATGGATACTCTCTGTCCGTTCATGGCTACCTCCTTTGCAATTTCGCATGCATTTTTAGGCTCTTCTTTTTGAATGCCATATCACTGATGGAGAGAATGTTGTAAATTCTATCCTTATAAACGATGCGATATTTATCGGGAACAACTACAGATAGCTCGGAACAATAACGTACTGTGAAATCCATGCGCTGTTCCACAACTGTCTGCCCGGCCACTTCTCCTTCACCGCTTTCCTTTTCCACAGCAGTAGCGTGACAAGAAAAATAATCTATCCACTTATTTGTATGGTTTCCAATGGCATCCTCTACCACTTCATTCTTTTGAAATGTAATTCTTATACGCATTGCAGAAATGTTCACCTAAAACACCTCCCTGCGGATACCAAACAAAAGATTTCTAAGTGTCAGTATCAACTCTTTATGGTCGGCTTCTTCCCTGTGCTCGTACAGATAGGCAATCGCATACAATTCTGCAATCTTCACTACATTCCCCTGTACCAACAGATACTCTGTCGATAATCTGCTGACATCGGTTACTAACTGTTCGGCCGTAAGAATCAATGTACGGATGAACTCATCATCATCTGATGAGTCCACCCGCAAATAACTCTTAGCCTCCTCAAGAGACACTAACATCGGTTACCTCCTATGATGTGGTGGTGGTTGTGGTTGCCTTAAGTTTCAAAATCTGCACAGCTTCCGGAAGGATTAACTTACCATCCACACGTTCCTTTGCAACATAGCCAATCATACCGTTTCCGGCAAACAGCTCACGAAGTTCAGAGAAGGAACGAGAACCTCTGTCACCAATGTTGTAGTAACTGTAATCACCAAACGCGATTGCATCAGTAGGTGCAAAAGCGGAAGTATGAACCGGATATCCAAGAAGTCTGCCCGGTTCTCCTGTCTGATAACTTTCCTGCCAGATATAGGCACCATTGTTATCCTTCAGCTTTCTTACTTCAGCAATGGTCTTATCATTCATGATAAAAGATGCTTTCTTTCTGTAAGGACGCTTAAGCGCATACACAAGACTGATAAGGTCATCCGATTTGATTGCTGCAGTTAATGTCTGTGCAACAGTACCGCCGCCATCTTTTGCAAAAAGACCAAGAGGTTTTCCTTTACCATCACCGTTAAGGAATGCATCTTCTTCTGCATTTGCCAGTGCCTTACCAAACTGCTGAATAATGTAATTCTCAAGACCGAATGCATTATCATATAACAGTTCTTCCGTCACCTTAATAGCAACGTGCAATTTGTGTGCATCCAAAAGAATCTGTGCGAATGTAGCATCACCAAAAGATAAAGCGCCACCCTCTTCAATCCAGGATGCCGCCGGCTTTGTTGCTGCAATATTGATTTTGTGCTCACCACTTGTGGTAATGGTATGGCCAAGTCTACGCATGATGTTCTCTTCATCAAGTACATCAATGAGACGCTTATCGTATTCTTCGGGTACCAGATAACCACCATCGGCATCCACACCTTCCTGCAATACGTTGCTTACGCGTTTGAAGTTGGAACGGAACGCATCAAGCATAGCATTTTTATACTCATTGGATGCACGTCCTGTTTTCTTCTCTTCATCCTTTACCATACCCGGCTTAGATGTAAGAGGTGTATTTACAGGCTTGCTTAATTCTGCCTCCATCTCCTCTTGACGTTCCAAACGTTTAATTTCATTACTCAGCGCATTGATTTCTTCTTCCATATGATTGTAGGTAGCATCATCCTCTGCACTAAGGGTACCTTTATCGGTACGATGTGATTCCAAGAATGCCTTTGCCGCATTCCACGCATTGTTGCGCTTTTCTCTTAACTCTTGAATAGTCATAATTGTTTCCTCCTAAATATGATTTTTAATGATGTCCAGACGCTCCAATAATGCATCCACGTCACGTTCATTGGTTTCCGGTGCAGGGATTTCCGACTGCTGCACCACAGTCTCTTTTTTCTTGCCAAATTTGGCAGACATCTTATTCTGCAAAGCATTGTTTACGGCTTTTCTGGAAAACATAACCGCTTCAACCGTATCCTCAACCTGCACTTCGTTTTCTTCTGTGTTGTTGGAATTTCTTCCAAACATTCCATCCGCAAAACCAAGCTCTACCGCTTTATTGGCATTCATCCATGTTTCAGAATCCATAAGGTGTGAGAGCTTCGCTCTGGAAAGTCCGGTTTTCAATACATAAGCATTGATAATAGACTCTTTCACCTCATCCAGCATTTCGATTGCCTTGGCAAACTCTGTATGGTCCCCCCATGCAATGGTTGCAGGATTATGAATCATCATCATAGATACCGGGGACATATACACTTCGTTTCCTGCCATAGCAATCACTGAAGCTGCGCTTGCCGCGATACCGTCAATCTTCACGGTAACCTTGCCTTTGTAATTGGTAAGCATGTTGTAAATCTGAGCTGCCGCCACACAATCACCTCCGGGTGAATTAATCCACACGGTTATATCCCCCGTTCCGGCATTCAATTCATCTTTGAAAAGCTGTGGTGTGACATCATCATCAAACCAGCTTTCCTCTGCGATTGTTCCGTTCAGAAACAGCGTTCTCTCCTCCGGACTCTGATTCTTCCAGTTCCAGAACTTCTTCATCGTTATCCTCCTCTCCACGTGTCACCTCTGTTGCAAAAATTCCTGCATCTTCAAGCTTTGTCATGTTTCCATTGATGAGATACAAATCACCGCCAAGCTCAGCCGGAATTTTATCGAGATTCTCCAGCTCACGGATGTCATTTGCACTCATCCATCCGTTCTGCCTTGCTACGGCATAGCCATTCATACGACTCTGGTAATCTCCACGAAGCAGTCCGTCCACGTTAAATTTGATAAAATACTTCTTCTTCTCTTCCGCAGAAAGTAAAGAGCGCACCATTGCCTGCTCCCATCGGGATACCCAAGGGTCAAGTGTATATTTCACAAACTCCAAACTTTGCTGCTCTATATTAGAAAAGCTCGACTTCTCAAGGTCTCCTACCATGTGTGGAGGGACTCTGAAAATTCGAGCAATTTCATTGATTTGAAACTTCCTTGTTTCAAGGAACTGTGCCTGCTCCGGACTAATGGAAATCGGCGTATACTTCATCCCTTCTTCCAGAACGGCCACTTTATTTGAATTGGAACTACCACCAAAGGTTTGTGTCCAACTCTCTCTTACTCTTGATGGGTCTTTTAAAGTGCCGGGATGTTCCAGCACACCACTTGGTGCAGCTCCGTTAGCAAAAAACTTAGCTCCATACTCTTCACAGGCAATTGCCATACCGATAGCATTCTTTGCCATAGCAATCGGACTGTATCCGACAAGACCATCAAAACCAAGTCCGGGAATATGCAAAACATCATATGCCGCCAACTTTACAGTAGAGCCTTTCATGGTAGGAGCGTCATCGGTAGACATGTGATACTCATAATAAATCTGCCCTTTTTCGTCCCTATCCACATTCATGCGGTCCGGCATAAGTGGGTATAGTGCTATCACTTCCCCCTTACCGTTTCTGATAATCTGTGCATAAGCATTACCCCAAAGTAAAAGGTGCGTCATCAACACCTCGCGAAATGTATAAGATGACATCTCCGGATTTGGTTCATCGTGCAATAAAAAATACAGTGGATGGTTGATAGCCTTTGCTTTGCTACCGTCTCCGCTGTATTCATAAAAATGAAGTGGCAGACTGGCCACCGCCTCCGATAAAATACGGACGCAGGAATAAACCGCTGTCATCTGCATGGCACTTCGTTCATTTACACGTTTCCCACTTGTAGAATTACCAAGAAAAAAGCTATATGCACTTCCCGCAGTTCTGTTTGTAGGCTTATCCCGTGACCGAAATATACCATTTAAAATTCCCATAGGACACACTCCCTTCTATCAAAAAACAAGCAACCCTCTTGTGTCATATACGCTTTCACTCGTATCGTTGCCACAACGGATTGCTCTATCCAATGCCATAATACAGGCAATGGCTCCATCGATTTTTTCTGTTGATTTGGCCTTATCGGCTTTAATGTTTCCGGCCGGGTCTGTACGAATATAAATGTTATCCATATTCCATCGCAAAACCGGATGACCTCCATGGGCCAACTTCTGTTCAAAGGTCAACTTCATAAGTTCCTTGGTCGGTGGGGACATGGAAGCAAATCCCTGTCCCATTGGAACAACCGTAAATCCCATACCCTCAAGGTTCTGAACCATCTGCACTGCTCCCCAACGGTCAAATGCAATTTCGCGGATGTTGAATTTCTCCCCCAGCTGCTCAATGAACTTCTCTATATATCCATAATGAACCACATTTCCTTCGGTCGTTTTCAGATATCCCTGCTTTTCCCACACATCGTAAGGAACATGGTCTCTTCTCACACGTAACTCCAATGTTTCTTCTGGCACCCAAAAGTACGGAAGGACTACATATTTATCATCCTCATCCAGTGGTGGAAATACCAAACAGAATGAAGTAAGGTCTGTGGTACTTGATAAATCCAAACCACCATAACAGACTCTGCCACGCAATTCTTCTTCATCAACTGGAAAACTGCATCTATCCCATTTTTCCATTGGCATCCAACGAACCGCCTGTTTTACCCATTGATTCAAACGCAACTGTCTGAATGCATTCTCTTCACTTGGTGTCTGCTTTGCGCTTTCACAGGCATCACGCACCTTATCAATTCCAATGGTTACTCCTATGCTTGGATTTGCCTTTTTCCAAACTTCCGGGTCAGTCCAATCATCCTCTGGAGCGGCCCCATAAACAACCGGATAAAATGTTGGGTCAATCTTTCTTCCCTCGATGATATCTAAGGCCTTTTGATTCATTTCATAGCAAATACTATTTGTATCATTTCCCGCAGTAGTAATGATAAAATGCAATGGATTTCTTCTGGCATCTGATGTTCCTTTTGTCATCATATCGAAGAATTTCCGGTCTTTTTGCACCCACAGCTCATCAAACACAAGCCCTGACACGTTTAGACCTGATTTGCTTCCAACTTCTGCAGATAAGGCCTTGTAATAACTGTTTGTCGGTATGTATCTGATTGTTTTTTTACTTCTGCTGATTTCGCATGTGGCGTTCAAGCTGTCGCATAACTGTACCATGTCACAGGCAACATCAAATACCAAAGAAGCCTGCTCTCTATCA